TGACGAGGTGTTACTAGGAGTAACACCTCGTCATGGATAGAGTTGATAATGTTATAACCAGCTCCCTCGAGAGCTATCATAGCAAACGCCAAGAAATCGCGAGCCGTACCCTGAACAGCACTTTGGAAAATACTACTTCCAATCAGGGGATTTCTACTCCACTGCCGTGTGTAAGTGTTTTGGGAGTGGACAGTAACTCCAACCTTTTGACTACCCCATGGTGTGGTGAGCAACTCGAGCTCTGGCCTTTGCCAGCAGATGAGACGCTTACTGGGTAACTGCATCCACAATGTATCTTTAGCACACTTAATCACAATCTTCCCACCAGCCATATAAGGAACCCCTGGGTTCTCTACAGCTTGGATTGCGGAAGTCTCGCACATCCCCCACAAAGCCTTAACACGTGAGTAGGCGGCACGATAGTTATCTACCGCATTCTTCGCTTGTCCTTCCGAGATTTGCACTCCCATCCCCTCAGCGTATTTGACAAGTCCTTTAGCCCCTTGTCCGAACATCGCTCCAAGAACTGCCGATTTGGATATCTGCCGTTGATCTTTTGTAACTTCATCATAAGGTACGTGATATAAAGATTCCGAAGCAAATACTTTATACTCATCTAATCCCTTTCTAAACAGTTCTACTTTATCTTTTTGCCCAGCCAAGTAGACTCCCACTCGGTTTTCAATTGAACTAAAATCCACGTCAACGAAGGTTTTTCCGTCTGGAGCTTTGATAGCACTTCGGACGAGGGAGGAGAGTTCTTGCATAGAAGCCACTCCTTCAACAAATCCCTTCGGTATTGCTCTCTCAATCGCTTCATCATCCAGTGTAGGTCTAGCAATATTTTGCAAATTAAGACCACCACGACTGGCCCAACGACCTGTTGAAGCCCCGTGATAAACGAGTGTATTTCTAATCCTACCATCTCTTTGTATCTCCAACATCTTAGCGTACTTAGCCACACTAGTTTGGCTTCCTTCTTGGCGCAGTTCTAATACGCGTTTAATCTGTGGGTCTAAGTTAGTGTTTACTAACATAGCTGAAACGGTCTTTTCGGTCAGGTCGGCTAAGTCTGCACCTTGTGCATTTAACCAACCTAGCAATTTAGCCCTCTCAGATGGCTTAAAACCGGTCAAGGAGACGCATTCAGCGTCAATAGCTGCCTGAGCATCATCCACAGCCTTGACGGCATTCTGGAGCTCTATAGGGTCCACAGGAACGCCTCTTAAATTGATCCGCTGGGTGAGCTCCCAAACATCTTGTTCGACGGCTGTAATGGGCCTTAAATCGCGTCCTAAAGCCATTTCCGTACGGACGTCCTGTGCGCAGTATGCAAACAGTTCTGCCATGAGTTCTGGGTCTTCGTTAAAGGTTCCGTCTTTCTGTGGCTTGCATAGCTTTTGGATTAACTTGCGACCGGTGGTGTCTTTAAGGTGTTCTGAGTTCATAAACAAGGCAGCATCTTCCAAGCCTTGGGGCACGTTGTTTGCTGCAGCTACCGCCATCGTATCTATTACTTGGGATAACTTTAGCTCCGGCCAGCCGTACTTAGGCACACAGACGCAGTTCCAGATGGCGTATTCGAACATGGCGTTCCAAGCTGCAATTTTGCCGCCGTTCTTGACGTGAGCCAACAAAAACATTAGGTCTTCGTTTGACGGATCAACTCGGGGTTTTGTAACAATAACAGAATCTATTGTTGGGTTGCCGAACGCAATACACAACACTTCTGTTGTGGGGTCGTTGGCGTAAATATCTAGACCACGGTCAGGAAGGTCAATAGCTGAACGGGTTTCAAAGTCGATTGAGTAAATCATTTAATGCTCCTAGGGCAAGCAGACGTATCTGCGGAATAAGTATTGTAACATAAAAAAAGGGGCGCTGTACAAGCCGCCCCAAACTTCACCACCATGTGAATCTATTTAATACTTCTAACTTTTCATCGTTGGACATAACATACCATTTAGAAATCTCCTCCCTGGTTCGTTTGCATCCTCGACATACATCTTGAGCGTCGAGGGTACAGATTCCGTTACATGGAGATTTAACTTCCACGTCTCCGGCCAGTTCCACAGATTTAGTGGAGGGCAAGCCCATGGATCAGATTTCACAAGCGCCTGCACTACATGCTAGCTGTTGCGCCCCTTCGACGTTGTCCGTGTTTTCTTTGAAGTCTTCCCAGTTGATTTTGGGGAGGCTGGCTTTGAGGCTTTCGTAGTCTTCTTGGCTGCACTCTTCGTACGGGGCTTGGCGGTACGTGCCTCCGTCGTACGGGAGATAGGAAACTCCGGAGATTTCACTGAAGTTTTCCCACGTCCAGGCGCCGACCGCTGGCCAGTCTTTTTCTTCGACAGAGATTGTGACAGAGGGTTTATGTTCGCACCAGTAGCGTTGGTAAGTAAGCCAGAGAGATAAGTGGCTAATTGGAGTGACGTCGGATCTAGTGATACCGTCTGGGGCTTTGATTGGAAAACTGAACACAACCGTTTGATCAGGTTTGTAAACACAGGCTTCATTTGGTATTCCTTGTGAAATTAAAAATTGGGTGAGAGGGTCTTTTTTATCTCCTCTAACTCTTCGGATGTAGAATTTAGAGTGGCGCGGGTGGATTCCAGAAGCGCTATCAACAAGTTGACTGACTGTTCCGGAGGGTTTAACGCAAGTAATTGCGCTACTCTTAGGTATTCCAAGCAGTTCCGCAAACTCTTCATTGGCTCTTCTAGCTTCCTCTCTAAGCTCGGTAAGTAATCCATTTAACTCTTCTCCTTGCGTGGTGAGTAGTGGGTTGTCGTAAATTCCGGTGAGGGAAACACCAAGGAGTCGTTCTTCCTCGGTATTGCGTTGCCACACTTTCCGCAGATAAGGGAACTTTGTGAAGGTGGCCTGGATTGTACCAAGGATGGAAGCAATCCGCACTTTGCGCATAAGCGTTTCTTTTGTGTCGTCATGGCGTACTACAGCCTCAGTAAGATTACAAAATTGGTATGGTCTGAGAATGATCTCTGAGCACGGATTAGTTCCGAACTCAAAATTTGGATCTCTATGCCCGTATTTTTCAACCGTCTTTTTAGCAGCCTCCCGATTAAAAATGCCTCTTTCACCGGAATGGGAGTTGTAAAGTGACAGCCACTCCTCCATGAACTTTCCGACAGTAGGTGTTTCATTATACACCGCACTGTTGTTCGCAAGAGCGCGGTGGGGAGCGGTTTGCCACCACTGTCCGGCTTTAGCATGTCTGATCCTTTCATCATCTAAGTCTGACAATGATATCATAGCTGAGCGGCGAACACCACCTACCACAACTACTTCACCAATTTTACACATCAGATCATGGCACTCTAAACTATTTAGTTTACGACCTTGTGCATGTTTAAAAATATTAACAGAGAAGTTAAACAAATCGACTAATGGTTCTGGCCCGGAAGCTCTTCCACCAAATGTTTTGAGTCGTGCTCCGGCAGGGCGGACGGACTCAACATTCCACTTAGGGATTTCTCCGGCCCAGAGGTGAGCGAGTAGGAGGCGGAGAGACTTTGCCCATCCTTCCTTGCTATCGTGTACGACGATGGTGTGCTCTGAATCAAACAAGTTTTCTGGCACTTCTGGCAAACGGTTAATGTACTTGGATTCAACTGAGAATCCAACACCAGTTCCGCAAAGCAAAATGAACATCGCTTCGTCAAATGACTTGGGGTCATCAATCGGGAGATAGCTGCAATTATATACGCAAGTATTGTCACGGTCGGCACTCTTTCCTGCCGTCATCATGGCGCGCATGGACGGCATCAAATCTAGGTTATGGATAGCATCAAAAATTTCATTCTTTAATTCTGTGTTACTTTGTATTGCTGGGGTACGACTAAAAATATATTCAACGTAGCGGTTAACTGTTTCTGCCCAAGTTTCTCTACGGTGTTTTTCATCTACAAATCTAGCATAGCGACTGGCGGCAATGTATTCTTGATACTGATCCATTTATTATTCTCTGTGTTATTGGTTGATTAAAGGGTAAAAAAGCCGAGGTGGTTTCCACCCCGGCTCGGCCCATCTACTGGGTACTACAACTACTTATACTGCAAAATCTACTGCTGCGGTTGTACCGCCACCTAACTTCTCGCCATCCTCTAACTTTTGGATGTTATTTAAGCCGCATGCAATACCTTTAGAACCTTGGGCATTGTATGGGTAGAATGTAATTGAAGCACGACCATAGCAGCCGCTGTAAAACTCATCAGGATTGATGATTGGATTTAAATCTGCATCTACTACACCAGGTTTTTGTGCTGAGTTAGCATTGATGAAATAGCTGTTTGCGTATGCTGGGTCGTTTTCACGTTCCATATCGCCATCACGTAAACCACCTTTAACCATCTTTGGAACTGTACCACCGAACACTGCAGCTGAACCTGCTTTGGTGTCGTCAAAAGCCTTTTGCAACTTTGCAATAGTTTCTTTGTCAGACTTAGGAATGATGATTGATACTGAATACTTAGGAGTACCACCTTCGATACCTGAGTATGGTTGAAACACATGGCAAAATGAGAAACGAACTTTACCTGTTACTACTTTTGCTTTTACGCTTTGTGACATGATATTACCTTTATAAACGAAAGAACTGGACTTCATTCGGGGCCAGTTCGGCAACCCGTACAGCAATTATATACCACTATGAATCTAAATACAAACCATGTTTTGTTAATGCTTGTTTCATGGCCAGTGCGTTAATAAAATCAGACATGACTGTCGTATCTTCTAACGACTGTGGGTCTTCTGAAACATAGTCTATAACATCCCAAACTGTGCTTCTTAAACCCATAACAGATTCTCTCATACTTTTTCCAGAAAGTCCATCGAAATCTTTAATGTATTTTTCGATTAACAAATCTGGCACTTCTATTTGTTCACCATAGCATTCTACATTCATTTGGCTACCATTACAAGACCTACGTTGCCCATGGCATATCCTAAGAACATTATACCAGTTCCAATGCCGCCCTTAATGAATTGATCTATTGCTACTACAAGATAGACCAAACCCATTGCCGCAATTAGCCATGTGCTCATACGAAATCCTCTTTAGCAGTTTCTTTTACACGGACTAACTTTGGCGAACCTTCTGGGCGTAATACTAAATCGCCAAGATAGGCTGCTACTTGTTTATTAATTTTTTCCAACGTTGCTAATGACTTGAGCTTTCGTGGTTCCCAAATCTGCTCTGCTGGTAAACCTTTTTCTACTAACACTGTTGCAGCTAATTCTTGGTCTGCAATTTTGCGGTGTGTTGTAGATGTAGTTAATTTAAAACCCTGTGGAATAATTTCTTTTTCCACTGCACGATCTAACGCATACGTCTCTACATCATTTACCCAAGTTCTTAAGTCTTGAGCTTTAATTAAAACTTCGCTAATCTCGTCTTCACTGAGGAGCGGCGGGGCTTTAAACTCTTGCTTGGCAAGCTCCGTGTTGAAGTCGCTACGAGCTCTACATTGCGCTTTAGCTCTGCAGAATTGACAATGATCACCAGGGAGGAATTCTCCTGAGCCACTCCACGCTTTTTTGGCCTTGGGCTTGACAAAGTAGTTTGCCCAATCGAGTAGTTTGGTAATTGATGTTCCGTCAGATGAGATGCTGTCCAAGCGAGGCTGATGGATTGTGTATTCAACTTCACGGATTTCTGGATACTCTTCTTTAAACTTGCTATATGCTCCAAGAGCATAAAGTCTAAGCTGAGTATTGTCCATTGCCGCGACGGGAACACCTTTGCCAAACTTAAGATCGATGACTCGAATTTTGTATTTAGATAGGATGACAACGTCTGCGGTTCCAAAGCCGTCGGGCACCCAATCAGAGAAGTCAACACGTTGCTCAAAGAGAGGAATGTCTCCTTCACCAATTTGACTGCGGGTGTATAAAACGTAATTATCGACGTAAGCCTCAAAATCGTCGTCGTAGTAGGGTGTTGCTTTAATGATTTCAAGTTCACGATTGTATTCCTCAATTCCGATTTGTCCAAAATGGTAGCGTAATTTTATTTCACCCAATGAATGGGCTATTGTACCTTCTTGACTAAAGTCGAAAGAACCTGACGCTTTTTTCTGTTCCGGGAGTGTTGCTTCTAGTCTTGCACTGGGGGTGCAAGTCAGCCAGCGTTTTGAGCCGGAAGCTGATAGTAATGCGTGTGCAGTCATAACATTCTCTTTATTCGGTTTACCAAACTTCAGTATACCATAAAGGAAATGTTATGTGTTATTCTTTTAATGCAGAAATGAGTTTTGCTACTTCGCCTGCAAAGTCTACAACTACTTCGGCTTTGAGGTCTATCTTGGTGTCGCGTGTTTCGCGGTAGTCTTCTTGGAATTGACCACGTAAAGCGATCTCTGCCAAGCGGCTGTTAAAGCCCTTGTTGTTAACGTTAGCTAGAATCTCACGTTCCCAATAGGCTTGGCTATGGGTCTTTGCTGTTTCTAGGGCATCAGCAAACTCTTCATGGTTTTTCTTCCATGTGTCTGCCACGTTCTTGTTGATGCCAATTTCGGCGAACATCATTTTTTGGGATGCGCCTTCCTTACCCAGTTCAATCATACGATTGCACATTTCGGGTTTGAATACGTATTTTGATTGTGGTTTTTTAGCTGCCACATTTCCACCTTTTTAAAGATGCTGCTTTTCTTGTTGGTTTGCCGTTCTCGTCCTTCATCGGACCTGGCATGCCAGACATGCGAGCACAAAATGATTTCTTTCTTGGGCCACCTTCTGGTTGAGGGGCTTTTAAATGAGAACCGGTTTCACGGTTATATTTTTCACGACCTTTGGCTGTAAGACCAGCACCTTTTGATACTGGTAACTTTTCACCACGACCTACTGCTAATGATACGTTGCCGCCCGCTTTCATTTTAGGTAGTTTTTTAAAGTCGTTCATTTTTTCTTTGCAGTCTTGGCTGATTGTTTAAATGCTGAGGCTGTTGGGGCGCCTTTGGTGCCAGGTTTACGCATCTTCTCGCCTGAGCCAGCTTTAATGCGCTCTTGTTTAGCGTGGATGTTTGCGTATAAGCCGGGTTTAGTTGCCATAATATCTCCTAA